CTGACGTCCCACTCGACGATCTGCGTGTTCCAGGGCCCGTTCTGGATGCCGAGGGTCAGGTCGCCGCCGCAGAGCGCCTTCTCGACGTCCCGTTGCATCCGTGTCTGAACCTCGAACCGATTTGGGTCGGGGGGCGTATAGGCGGCCGAGGGGAATGGCGACTCGTTGTCGAAGTTGAAGCGCTGCGCGAGCAACAGGTCGAGGATGAAGTCCATCTCCGACTGGCGGTTGGTGCGCGGGGCGCGAGTCCAGCGCACGGGCACGATCGCGTAGATCGCTGGACCGGCGGGATCCGGGGTCGAGATGGTCGTGTCGAGCAGCTCCCCGCTCAGATCGGGAACGATCACGACCACGTCGGGCGTCTTCCAGTAGTTGACGCCGCCGTCGCCGACGATCCCCGCGAGGATCCCCTTGACGGCTTCGACGATGCGTTGCGCTCTCGCGTCGGGCATCCTTCACACCTTCCCCGTCGCCTTCTGGTAGCCCTGCTCGAGGTCGAACTGCAGGACCTGGAGCGCGTCGGCGCCGGCGGCGTCTAGGAAGCGGTTCTGCGGGATCCGCGAGCCCGGATGTTTCACGGTGACGGCGAAGCGGGTCCCGCCCGAGCTCTTGAGCGCCAGCACGCGCCCCAGGCCCGCGAGCGACGGCGGAACAAAGCCGCGGCGCGCCATCTCGAGCCGTGCGGCCCCGCGCCGGGACAGGAACTTCGCGCGCGGCGCGACGATCTCGTGGGCCTTCGTCCTCCCGCCCTGCTGGACGAGCGCGGCGGTGCCCTTCAGGCTGTAGCTGATGCGGAGCGCTCCCTCCGCCGGCGACTCGACGCGCGGCATCGGGAAAACCGCGCGCAGGGCCCTGGTGCGCGACGCCTTCTCGTCGGCGCTCGCCGCTCTGGCTCGGAAGATCGCCCGGCCCAGTCCGGTCGCTGTGAACCGGTCGAGCGCGGCCTGGCGGAGCTTCCGCGCCGCGCGCCGGCCGGCGCTGCGCTCCACCCTCTGCAGCTCGCTGGGCAGCTGCCGGAGGCGAATCGCAGTCCCGCGGATCTCTTCGGCTGGGCTCATGCGGCCTCCAGGTCGAACTCACGCTCGCCCGTGTCCGTGCCGAAGCGTCGCCGGCGGTAGGCCTCGAGCTGGTCGCGCATCTCGCTGGTCAACTTCGAGGGTCCGAATCGCGTCCAATTGCCACCGGGATCGCTGGCGCCGCTGATCCCGATGCGGCCCTTGTCGACCTCCTGGAACAGCAAGACGACCAGTCGCCGACAGATGTCCTTGACGTCCTCGGGGACGGTGAGCGCGTTCGCGTAGCCGGCCGAATACACCAGCCGCTGGGATCGCCAGCTCGAGAGCCAGTAGAAGGGCAGCTGGCCGGCCACGCGCGTGAACTTGCCTTCGCTGAGGTCGAGCACGTAGTCGGTGCTGAGCGTCAGCTTCGTCCCGCTGCCGTAGCTGCGGCTCGTGTCCTCGTTGATCTCGAGGACGCTCAGGACCGGCCACTCGAGCGACCAGAGCTCGCAGTCGCCGCGCCGCGGCGTGTGGTACTCGACGTAGCCCAGCGAGGTCCCGACTCGGATCTTGTCGGCACCATCGTTGCCCGCCGCGTTCGCGATGCTCGCGCCCGAGATCGCCGTGAAGAACTTCGTCCCGTAGAGCCGGAGGAACCCCGACGCGTCGAAAGACTGCTGAACGAAGGCCGCGAGGTCGAAGATCTCGGTGACGCCCACCACGCCGGCGACGGTGCCGGTGACGGTGAGCTGTCCCGCCGTGAGCGACCGGTTCGCGTCGAGGATGGTGACGACGACGTTGCGGCCGGCGCTGTTCGGTTGGCCGGCGAGCGCAAGCGCGCCGTTCGCGAGCGCCCCGTCGACGACGATGTTGTCGCCGGTGGCCACCTCGAGTGGCGCGCGGTAGACGAGACGCCGCCCGAGCTCGTTCTCGAGGATCCGCGACGCCACGGTGATCCAGGTCCGCAACATCGGGTCGCGGCTCGACCCGCCTGGCGCGAAGTACGCCTTCAGGTCCTGGAGCGTGATGACGTCGAGGGCCGCCATGCGCGAGGCCTACTTCGCGGCCGCTCCCTTGGCGCGACCCTTGGCCGCGGCGCCGCCGGCCCGCTCCTTGCCCGTCTTGCCCTTCTCGCCGGTCTCCTCGCCGCCTTCGTCCACGACCGGCGCCTGTCCTGCGCCAGGCTCGTCCTCGACGAGGGTGCCCGCGTCGAGGTACGCCTTCAGCTCGCGCGGGTGGATCGCGCCGGCATCGATCGTCTCGCCGACTTCCAGGCGGCGCTGCCGCTGGCCGTACTGGAACTCGACTTGCTTCACTGCGCGAACGAGCATCAGGAGCCTCCTGCTTGCCGAAAGTGAAGGCCCGGGGCCGGAAACGCCGACCCCGGGTCAGAGACCGGCGCCGGCGCTAGTTGACGTTGATGGCTTCCTTGAAGCCGGTCCCGTGCGACGCGATCCCGTAGCGCGGGTTGAGGCCGAGCAGCGCGCCGTAGATCAGCGACGCGGCGGTGCCCACGGTGACGGACAGGCGCACGTACGAGAAGCCCCCGTTCACGTCCAGCCTCTGCGGGTCCAGGTTGATGAACGAGAACTTGTTGTCGTCGGTCGCCTTCACCATCTGCGTGATGTTCGAGCCGGTAACGTCCTTCGCACCGCTGCCGCCGCTGTCTGTCGCCTGCTGCAGCTTCGCGTCGACCGTCCCCGACGCGCCCATGACGCCGAGCGCGAGCAGCGCCAGCAGCTGGTTGTAGTCCGAGGCCTTCACCCAGCCCGTGGTCACCGTCGCCACGCCCTGGGAGATCGGCGGGAGCTTGTCGAGCAACGTGACTTGGTCGCTCGGCTTGACGTTCGAGTGCATTGTGTCTCTCCTCCTTGCCCTTCGTCGTTACGTGTTCAGGATCACGAAGTGGCTCTTGGTGTTCGAGCCCTTCGCGGGGGACACGGCGGCGGAGAGCAGCGGCTGGCCGCCGAACCGGAACATCCACCGGAACGCGGAGATGTTCTGGTCGAAGAACAGGTGGATCGAGACGTCGAACTTCGCCGGCCCACGCTGCAGGGCGTAGTAGCCGTCGGGGTTCACGAACTGGACGTCGCCGGCCGTGCCCTTCGTCTGGCAGTGCTCGCTGTAGAAGAGCGGGCGGCCGAGGATCGTGCCCTGCGGCGCGCCGGCCAAGCCGGAGGGCGGCATCCAGACCGGGATGTTGCCGACGATCGACTTGAGGATGATGTCCGGCAGCGTGTCGCGGTTCACGACCCAGAAGGAACGGTCCGGGCCGTCGCTCACGAGCAGCCGCGCGAACATGTTCACGAAGTCGTCGGGCTTGACCTGCGTCGCGGTCGTGCGGGTGATGAGCAGCCGGCCCGCATAGTTCACGTGCGCCCAGCCGAGCGGCTGGCCGGCGCCCGTGCCGAACATGAACGACTCGACGAGCTTCCACCGAATCGCCGCCGGCGCCTTCACGGCCAGGCGGTCGTTCAGGCGCGGCGCGTCGTCGAGCAGCTCGCCCGTCGCCAGGACGAACGCGTAGAGCTCCTGGACGCGGCACTGCACCGTCTTGGTGTCGAGCTTCGACGGCGTCATCTGCACGCCCTCGGCGCGCCAGGACGCCTGCACGCCGGCGGCGCCCCAGGGAGTCGTCTCGTCCTTCAGCAGGTCGACGGCGTTGCTCTCGGTCGGCTCGACCGTGAGCAAGTCGAGGAGCGGGTCGGCGAAGACGATCTGCCAGATCGCCTGGCTCATCGCCGGCGGGACCATCGCGCCCTCGGGGGTGTTGGACTCCTGGTGATACGTCCCCGCGGATGCCGCTGCCTGCAGCGCCCCGGCGCCCAGCGCGCCGAGCAGACCGCCGTCGAGCAGTCGGCGATCGGCCGCCATCGGGCGCATGCCCGCGTTGCGGACCGCGATCGCGAACTCGCCAACGTTGCGGAATCCGCGCATCGGATCCTGCGCGACGTTCGGGGGCGCCACATGGATCCCGCGCGAGGACCGGCCCACGAGAACGCGGGTCGCGGCCTCGATCGCCGCGCGGTGGCCGAGGCCGGCGACTGCCAGGCCCGGCTCGAGCTGCTCGAGCGCGGCAGCGGGCGGCGCCGGCGCTGCGGAGCCGCCGCCGATCGGGCCGGCGTCGAGCGCGGGGGTCAACGTGTTGTCGGGCGTGAGCGTCGCCAGCGCTTCCTCGGCCCTGATCAGGCCGTCGACGTTGGCGAGCTTGTTCTGATACTCCTTTTGCTTGGCCTCCTCTTCGGCGTTGAGGCCGCGGCCTTCCTTGTGCGCCGTGGCGATCACGCCGTCGAGCCAGGCGCGGAACTCGGCCTTGAGGGTTTCGCGCTGTTGTCGCAGCGCCGCGAGTCTCATCATCCCGGTCCTCCTGGTGCCTGAAAGCACGAAAGCCCGTGCTCCGGGCACCGAAAAGCGAACGCGCTATCGGTGCCACTGAGTCACGGGCGCTCGAAGGAGACCCGGGTTTTCCCAGCGGGCCCGGCCGGCTCTATGAGCTGACCGGGTACGTCAACGGTCAAGATCCTGCCAGAGCCACCCTGGGCCCTGTCAAGGACTTTCTTCGACGCTACCCCACGTCGAGGGTCGCGCGCGACACCTGTGCAGCCGCGAGAGCAGACATCGAACGCCGCCTCTCGGCGCCCAGCGACGCCGCGCGGCGGACCGCGTCGTCGAGGGTCCCCACGGCAGTCGCCATGCCCACCGCGACCGATTCCTTCGCCCCGACCATCCGGCCTTCGCCGAATCCGGAGCGCACGGAGTCGACAGGCACCTTACGGCCCTTCGCGACGTCCGAGACGAACATGCCGTAGTAGCGGTCGACGTCAGCCTGCATGGCGCCGAGAGCCTCGTCGCTCAACGGCGCGTGGGCGCTGCGCTCGACCTTGTACTTCCCAGCCGAGACGATCGTGAGCTTCCGTCCTTGCGCCTTCAGGGCCTCTGACTTGTCTTCGTGTGCGCCAAACACGCCGATCGAGCCGACCTCGCCCGAGGGCGTCACCACGATCTCGTCAGCCTGCGCCGCGAGCCAGTAGGCCGCACTGCCCGCGTGCGTGTTGACGGCCGCGATCAGGGGCTTCGAGGCGCGAGCCTGGCGGAGGGCCGTGGCCGCCTCCGTCACGCCGTACACCTCGCCGCCCGGGCTGTCGAGTTCAAGCAGGATCGAGTCGACTGCCGGATCCGCCGCCGCCGTGCGCGCGGCCTCGGCGAGCGCAGCGGTCGACGTCGTCTCCATGCTGTTGACGACGTCGCCGCGGTGCGTCAGGAATCCGAAGACCGGGATGATGGCGACGCTGCCGGTCGACCGTCCGCCGGCTCGCTGGCCGCCGCGGGCCTCGGCGTGCGCACGTGCGTCGCGGTGCAGCTCCGCCAGCTGGCGCAGCCCACGATAGCCCTCGGCCTCGAGGATCTGCTGGACCTGGTCGGCGATCTCCTGCGTGACCGCCCACGGCCGCCCCACAACGTGGTGAAGAAACATCATGCCCCTCCCTATCGGCCCAGCGCCAGGCCGAGCAGTCGATCGACTTCCTCCTCGCCCCACAGCTGCACCGCCGCCAGGCCGGCCTCGAGGAGCTGCCGGCGATGGTCAGCGCAGTACGCCGCGGCTGCGGCCGGCTCGATCATCAAAGCCTCGCCGAGCAGTTCGACGTGCCGCTCGTAGAACTTGGAGACTTCGGCGCGCCAGCCCTCGGCGTCGCCGGCGAACCGCTCGGCGGCGCCTTTCTTCCCTGGCGCGCCGGCGAAGGCGAAGATCTCCTTCCGCAGCACCCGGGCGGCGACCCGCCGCAGGATCGCACGCGCGCGGGCCTGGTCCTCCTCATCGGGTGCCGGCTCGGACGGTCGACGCGACGGTGGTCCATCGCCGGCAGGCGGCCGGGCTTCGCCCTTCTTGGGCGTGGGCTCCCCGTCGCCGGCGCTCATGTTCAGGGGCGTCAGGGGTTCGTCGAGGCCGTCGAGCGGGTTGCGGTTCTCGAGCTCGCGCACCTCGTTGCGCGTCAGGATCCCGAGCTCGACGAGCACGCGGTAGAACTCGCCGCGCGCCTGCGAATCCGCGCGCAGAAGTGCGTCGAGGTTGAAGCGCACGGAGAGCTCGTCCTGGTCTCGTCCGTACAGGGCGCCCGTCAAGTCCTGCTCAAGGTTCTTCGTGACCGGCATCAGACCGTGGCTCACGAACATCTGCATGAAGCTCTCGGCGCTCGCGTAGGTCGCGGTCTTGTCGGGGTAGCCCGCGAGCACGCCCGGCACGCCGATGTAGCGCAGGAACTCCTCGACGTTGAAGTGCTCGCCCTCGATGTACTGAGCGTCGCGGCTCGAGACCTGGAAAGTCGCGATGTCCATTCCCTCGTCGAGGATCATCGCGGTGCCCGCATTCGATGGGCCGCCGTAGGCCTTCAGGAAACGCGACGACAGCTTCTCCCAGGCCTTGTCTCCGATCTCGAGCGGGTGCTTGATCACGACCGACGGGCGCAGCTCCTTCTTGAGGAACGCCGTGCGCTGTCGCTTCGCCGCGAGCGATTGCGCGACCGTGTCGCGCATGAGCTCGATCACCGAAATCCCCAAGACGCCGTCGCGCGTGAAGCCGCGGACGTGGAAGATCTCGCGCTGCGTCAGGTCGGCGCGCGGGATGCCGTTCTTCTGGATGTACTCGTACTGAATCGTCCCGTCGCCGCGCAGGTCGATCGGTCGGCAGCGCGCGGGATCGAGCGGCCACAGCCACTCGATCGGGCCGCTCGCGCCCCCGCGGCGGATCTTCTGCGCGTAGTAGTTGCCGCCGAGGACCACCTGGCCGACCAACTGGTGCCGCCAAGTAAAGCTGCTCTGGAAAGGGCTGGGGCCCAGCCGGATCTTGTTGTGCCAGGGCTCCTCGCGCGCCACCTCCGCACCTGCGGGGCGCCCGGGCTTGGTCGGCTCAAGGCGCTTGAACACGTCCACGGGCAGCATCGCGACACCGGCGGCGAGGACGTTCACCGCGCGCCAGACGGTCGACACCTTGAGCGGTTCCGTCGGCCCAGCGGCGCCGGCGCCTCCGTCCGGCATCACGACCACGTTCCCAGGCGTCCACCAGTGGTCTTCGAAGACCCGGCTATCAGCGGCGCGCAGCAGAAGACCCATCAGCCCTCCGACCGCTTTGGCCGCCGCCTGAGGCGGAGCGGCAGCACGAACTCCGCCATCGCATAGGCGACGAGCAACAGCACACCGGCAACGAGCAAAGCCCAGCCGCGGCCCCAGAGCTCGAGCACGCCAGCGACCGTCGCGCCGAAGCCGGCAAGGCCGACGAGGTCGACGATCGCGGTCACGACGAGGCGCGCAGCGGCGCCGACCAGCTCAGCCAGGCGCCCGAACGCGTCGGCGAGTCGCCGCCTCACGGCCGAGCTCCCTGGCCGCCGCGAGCCCGTTCCTCCTCACGGCGTTGCAGTTCCTCGAGGTCGAGCACTCGCGGATCGTCGTCCTCGTATCTCGAACGCTTCCGCTCCGGCTGCACCATCAGGCGGCTCAGGCCCATGATCGCGGCGACGACTCCGTCGATCCGCTTGCTCGCCCGCCGCGGCTTCACGGGCCGGATCCGCCCGGCGTCGTCGCGCTTGACGGCCACGTTCTCGACGTTCCACCGGAGGATCGGATGCCCGTCGTGCTGCCAGCGGCCGCTCTTCACCAGAGCCTCGAAGACCTGGCTCGGCTCGGAGAAGTGCTTGTAGTTCTGGAGGACTTCGACCGTGGTGAATCCTCCGCGGTCGCGTAGCCGGTTCGCGATGTCCGTAGCGAACGCGGGGTCGTAGCCGATCTCCCCTTGCTTCAGCAACGGGAAGCGCGGGGCGATCTTCTGCGTGATGTCGCGGTAGACCCGGTCGTAGTCGATCGAGCCCCCCGACGTCGCCACCAGGTGGCCCTGCTCGCGCCACAGCGTGAGCGGCAAGCCGCTCTCCTTCTCGCGCTCGCGCAGCGTGTCCTCGGGCAGCCAGTACCAGGCCCGGCTGTAGATGCGGTAGTTCAGCGAGAGGCTCACGACCTCGCGCGCCTGGCCCTCCTCCCCGGTGACGACCTCGATCTCTTCACCGCCGCGCTCGAGGAACTCGATGAAGTCGATGACGAAGGACGCGAAGTCGATCTTCTGCGCCATGTCGAGGCCGGCGGCGCAGCGCAGCTGCTGCAGATGACCATCCTGGAGCTCGGCTGCGCAGCGTTCGTCCCACCACTCGATCGGGAGCCACGCCACGGCCTGGCCGACCCAGCGGTTGAGGTTGAAGCGGAGGAAGTCGTTCCGCTTCCGTGGCTCCTCCTGCGCCGCGCGGCACTCGGCCTCGAAGATCTCTGGGTTGATCGTGATGCCAAACCCGGGGTTGGCCTTCTCCCAGTTGCGGCGTTTCGTCCAGTCGTCCTTCGGGCCGGCCTCGAAGATCACCGGGAGGTAGGACTCGTCGCTGCCGGTCCCGCTGAGCAGGCGCTTCGAGTACTCGTATTCCTCATAGCAGATCGACTCGTCGTCGTCGCCGGCGTGGGAGAGCATCACAAAGAGCGGCTGGCGGCGCTTGAGCAGCGACTTCCGGAGTGCCTCGAAGAGGTCGCGGTTCGGCTGGTTGTGGAGCTCGTCGAGGATCACGCCGTGCGGCCGCTTCCCGTGCTTGCCGGGGGCGTCGGCTGACAGGACCTTGTAGCTCTGGCGACCTTTCGGACAGTAGATCGAGTCGCGCAGGACCTGGCAGAGCTCAAGGAGGTCTGCCGACTCCTCGACCATCACCTTGGCGGTCTCGTGGACCACCTTCGCCTGGTCCTTGTCGCCGGCGACGGCGTAGACCTCCGCCGCTGGCTCGTCGTCGCAGAGCGCCAGGTACAGGCCGATCCCGGAGCCGAGCGGGCTCTTGCCGTTCCCCTTCGGCAGGAACGCGAACAGGAACCGGAAGCGGCGGAGCCCCGTCGTCGCCCGTTTCCACCCGAAGATCGGCCGGATGATCAGCGCGCGCTGATAGTCGAGCAGCTCGAAAGGCTGGCCCGCGTGCTCGCCGATATGGTGGCTGAGGAAGGTCGGGAAGAAGTCGCAGGCCTTATCCGCCGCGGCCTCGTCGAAGTAGTAGCGCCCGTCGGGGCTCTCCCAGCGCTCGCGCTTCTTCGACCAGACCGCGCGGATCTCGATCGTGACGCCCGGCCAGCGCTCGTGCGGCGGCGGGCCCTCGCCCCACCAGGGCGCAGGCCTCCCGCGGCCGCGGCGGCGACGCGCCGTGGGTCGGCTACTTGCGGCCGCCGGGGATGACGCCACGGATGCCTCCGAAGAAACGCTCGTGCTTCGGCTTCTCGACCGGCGGCTTCGTGACCGCCTTCACCCGCGAGCGCGCCACCGACGTCATGCCGAGCTCGGCGGCCTGGCGCAGTGAGAGGCTGCGGAGCTGGTTGAGCGTCCGCTGGATCGTGAGGCGGTCGGCGCGATCGAGGCCCTTTAGCTTCAGCTCCTTCTCCCAGCCCTCGATGTCAGCCTCTGTCTTGCAGTGCGCGAGGAACGCCGGCATGTCCGTCGCGCGCAGCTGGCCCGACTCAGTCATCGTCTTCGCGTGATCGCGCCACAGACGGAAGCCGGCGCCCCGGAGGTCCTTCGGCGGCTCGAGCGCGCCCGCGGACGGCGCGGGAACTTCCGGCTCCTCGTAGTTGACGCGCGAAGGCCTCGTCTCGCCCTTGGCGAGTTTCTCCGCGTTCGGCCGCGGCTTCCGGCCTCTCATCGCGGCCGGCGGCCGACGGGCGGGCCGTCGGGGGCGGGCAGAAAAGCGCGATCCGGAGACCCCCAATTCCGTCCGCGCGTGCAACGGGCCCAAGCGCGGGTCAAGGGTTGAAGGTCTCCAGAGATTTGAGGCCCCCCCGGGCCGCGCGCGCCTGGCGGCCGCTGCGGCTCGCGTGACACAGCGCGCACGCACCGCGCAGGTTGGGGCGCTCGTCCGTCCCGCCCTGCGAGCGTGGCCTTTCGTGGTCGACCTCGGAGCTGGACCGCTCGTGACAGAGCCAACAGCGAGGCTCCTCGCGCAGGACCTGCGCTCGCAGCGACGGCGAGACGCCGCGGCGCCCCTGCCCCGCACTCGGACCCCACGCCTTGGGCGGTTGCGGATGAAGTGCACATGTCTGCAGACCGGGCAACGATGGGCGGCGGCAGACGACGCACGGACGGGAGGCGCGCGCGGGCATCTAGGGCAGCACACCCGCAAGCTGGCACTTCCGAACATGTGCCGTTCGGCTGAGCTGCTCGATCACGCGCTGGCGTTGGCTGCCCGACACACGCGCGAAGCGCTTGAAGTCGTCGAGGATCACGTCGACCTGAAAGGGTGACGTGACGGTTGCCAACTGCTCGGCGATAGACGGCGGCCGGCGGCGCGCTCCGATCTCCTCGAGCCGGGCAAGCTCGAGTGCCGGCGCAGACAACAGTGGGGCGCGACCGCGGCGGATCAGCTCGCCGTTCATCGCACGCTGGACCTTGTCAAAGCAGTCGGGACAGTAGCCGTCCGCGCGCCCGCTCGGCGCTTCCGTCTCGCATATCGAACAGGGCGTCATCGGGAGCCTTTCACTCCTCCGTGTGGCAGTGGCTGCAGTGCACGCCGCGCTCGGCGAGCTTGTCGAGGCGCGAGTTCACAAGGCCGAACTCACGGACGAGCTGCGCCTTGATCTCCAGCAGGGATTCCTCGAGCCGCTTCGAGTGGTAGCCCATGTCGCGCTCGAGGCCGATGAGGCGCTTCTCGTGATCGTCGAGCCGGCTGTGTCCTGCGGTGGCGCTGCGGCGTGCTTCAGCCGCCTCCCGGCGCGCGTCCCCGAGCTGGGCGCGCATCGTGAACCACGCGCCCACGATCCCGAAGACCAGGACCGCGACGTCAAGCGCAAGCCGAGGATCCGGCATCGCCTCCCTCAGCGACCCTTCTTGCGGACGGCGTTGAGGATCGCGAACAGCGAGTAGGCGGCGAAGGTCACCTCGGACGGCTTGGCGCTCACCCCGAGCTCCAGGAGCCACGCCCCGTCGAAGCCCATCACCTTGAGAGCGACGTCCGCGTACTGCTGGAGGTCCACGCCGAAGAGCGCGTGCACCGCACCCACCAGCAACAGGATCACCAGCGCGATGATCCGGTTGTTCCCGTCCAGTGCCTTGACGAATTGCATCGAACCCTCTGCCTTCTCACCCTTCCGCGCGGCTTTCAGCCACGCCTTCCCACGCCAGACGGCCACGACGTCGATCAGGCCCACGGACTAAGGCCCAGCCGTGGACTTGCCCCCGAAGGCGAAGCGTTTGACGCGCACGCTCGCGCCGACCTTGAGCAGCCAGGTCCTTTCACGCAGGGCGTTCGTGTCGAAGGGCAGCGCGAAGTCGACGGTCGTGAACGCGTTCCCGCCAATCGGGATCGATGCGGCCGCCACGGCCGCCCAGCCTCCGACGGGACCGAAGTGCCCTCCCCCGACGCGGAAGTAGCCGCCATCGCCGATGTCCACGCTTCCCAGGACCACGACCGTCCACAATCGCGAATCGCGCGGAGTCGCGTCGCCGTCGGCGTTCCAGGTCACGCCAGCAACGCCGGCGACGCCGAGCGGGCCCAGCTGCACCTCGGGGCCCGCCGCGCATTCGACGACCTGGAAGGAACTCGGATCCTCGAGGGCCCCGCCATCCTGGGTCGCCGTCAGGTCGCACCTGCCGATCGCGCGCACGTTCTGGTGGATGGGCGCGAGCAGCCCGACTCGCCCGGTGAAGTACTCGCGCCTCTCCTCACGCGTGACGACTCCCAGCGTCCCGGTGTAGAGGCTCACCGCGAGGGCGGGCTCGTCGGCCGTCGGCGAGGCCTCCGCCTCCTGCGCCGGCAACACAAGGAGCAGCAACGACAGCACGGCGGTCAGCATTCGCATGGCCAGGTTCCGCTTGTGGCGTCGCTGCGAACGAAGTCGACGTCGGACGGCGACGGAGCGGCGGGTTCTCATCTCGACCTCCAAGGCTTCAAGGGAACGGCGGAGAGACGAGAGGCTGTCTCGCCGCCGACGACACGGAACTCGGCACTGCCCGTCTTCGTGATGCGGTTGCCCTTGTCATCGGTGCCGTGGAGCGTGGCGGTCACGCGCACGTCGCCCGGTTGGTTGCACTTCAGCCGGACTTCCGACGTCTGATCGGGGCCCTGCACGAAGCACGCGGCACCGCGGACCGACCAGGGCGCGGCCGTGACCAGGGAGTAGTGCGGGCAGTCACGGCTCACGACGTCGAGGAACCGGTTGACGGGCCTCGCCGTAAGCAGCGCAATCTGGCCGAGGCCCCACGCGGGGATCGGGGTGTTTCGGCGGCCCGGCTCGTCGATCGCCGCGGTCACCAGCACCGTCTCGATGACGCACTCCGTCGCGACCGGCGCCGGCGTCGGGCTCGGCGAAGGCGTCGCGGTTGCTGTCGGCGCTGCGGGGTCATTCCCGCAACCGACCAGCAACAGGACCAGAAGCGCGGCCGCGAGTGCGCGGAAGGTGGAGCGTGGGGGCGGGCTCGAACCGCCTTCCCCCTGTTGGACACCGGGGGCCGCGCCGAGGGCGCCCACGCATCGAAGCATCTGCATCTCACGCCTCCTTTAGGACCTCGACGTACAGGTCCAGCATTCGCGCCGCCCAGCCGCGGAAGAACGTCGGTGCGTTGTGCAGTCCCGAGAGACGCTCAAGGCGGAGCACGATCAGCTCTCGAAGCGTGTGATCGGGCACGGCCGACATGACGAGCGCAGCCGTCTGCAGAGTCTTCGGGCCGAGGATCCCGTCGAGCTGTGGCCCGGCCAGTCCTATCGCCTGCTGCAGGTGATGGACGGCGACCACCTTCCCCTCCAGGACGCAGGAGTCGAAGACAGCCAGCGAGAGGGGCCACGGGAGCTCGTCGCAGCGCGCGGCGTCCCAGTAGAACCGCCGGTAGAACTCGGTCGCGATCTCCGGCGTCCACTGCTTCACGTCCTCGACGTCGATGTCGCCGTCGTCGTCGACGTCGAGCAGCTCGCGGAGGTGCGGCGCCAGGTGGCCGTCGGCGTCGAGGCGCGACACCGCGCGAAGAGACATCCCAAGGTTCGTCGCTCCGCCGGGGTCCTTGGGGTTGTTGACGAAGCCGCCCTCGGCGCGGAACAGCCAGCGCAGGGCGGCGTCGAGCGTGCTCTGCTTGGGGCCCTGAGACGACAAAAGCCTCGCGCTCCTTTCGGAAACGCGAGGCCTTCGTCCGGTCCCCGCCAGCCCCGGCCCGTCCACGACTCGGGTGGGGGCTCTGCTACGTCGGGCCCAACTATCGCGCTACTTTGGTTCGTTCGTCAAGATGCTTTCCTCGCACTCGCTCTCGATGACCTCCAGGGCGGCCGCCTTGTCGGGGTACTCCGTCTCATCAAGCTTCCAGCTCCGTCCATTGGGCCCGCGCCGCAGGATTTGCCACTTGGGGCCAAGATGGACGCGACGAAGCAGCCATGTCTTCCCCGTTTCCGAATCGGTAACCTCCCATTGGACTGTGTTCGTCTCCGTCGGCTGAGCAAGGACCGGTCCGCGCCCGACCCAGATATCGGCACGCACCTTCAGCGGCCGGCCGCGAGGCCGCTTGATCCACCACTCCTCCTTGCGACAGCCTGGGCAGTAATCGGGGATCTCATCGCCCAGCGTCTCCCACTTCTTGCCGCACTTCTTGCAACGGCAACTCCAGACGGTGATGCGAGTAGCCGATGCGCACCCGGCCTCGACCGCGGGATGCTTCGCCACGCTCTGTAGTGTAGCCATCGCTCTTGACCTTTCCCCGTCGACCAACTTACTCTCGCCTCGTAAGCCCTGTTCCCCGTCACGGGCCGCCGGCGGATCGGCGGCCCGTCGTGTTTCAGACATCCTGCCGCGCGTACTTCTTGCTGCAGCGGTTGCAGGTCGCGTCCCAATCGTCGGTGGCGACGCGCACCTTCCGACCCTTCGCGCCCTCCGGGCAGCCGCAGAGCCAGAGCCGGAGTCGCGACCCTGAGCCCACGCCGCGCGAGCGGCCGCCGCGAGTCCCCACGCCGAGCGGGCACGGCATCGGCCGCCGCCGCACCACCGGGCCCGCGGCGCCGGGCGCGAAAGCCGGCTTGCCGTCGGACGGGTGCGGGAGCGCCTCGATCGCCACCCACACCGACGGCTCGAAGTGCGCGGGCGCGTACGACTGGCCGGCAGCCTGCGCCATCTGCAGCCCGAGGACCGCGCACGCCGCCTTCCACACCGGGCCGTGGCCGTGCTCGCGGCCGGCGAGCGAATGGGCCAGCTCGTGGATCGTCGTCCCGGCGAGCTGCACGAAGTTCTCCTCGCCGATCGCTGAGATCTCGAGAAAGTCATGCTGGCTGCCGTTCTGCCACGCGCCGAAGTAGCAGAGCCCCCGGATCCCCGAGGTCCCGCCGCCGTAGACCAGCTTGGCCGACAGGAGGCGCGCGCGTTCCGACTCGCTGCCCACCCGGCCGACGACGGCCGCGCGGACCGCGTGCACGAACTCCTCGTGAGTGACCTCGGCAGCCTGGCCGTCCGCAAGGGGATGGAGCCGGGGGGACTCGAACCCCCGGGACTCAGGTGTAAGCCCTGTTCCCGCCACCTGACCGGCCCCACTGTTCTCAGCCATCGCGCTCATGCAGGATAATACGGGATAGCACTCCCTGTTTATTCACAATTCGTGAGCGCACTCGCGATTTTACAAGTGCGCCTGGAGCGCACGCCAAGGGAGGGCCCGTCGTTTCAGCTGTCGGGGGTCTCCTCAGGACGGAAACGAAGGTTCACCCTGCCGGCCTCGTCGAACGTCAGGACGACATGCGCTTCTCTCCGCATCCGACGCCGCCTGGCTGCCCGGGCGAGGCCTCGGCAGCGGTCGACGAGCCATGCGAAGTGCCGGTCGTTGCGCTCGAGGACTTCCCCGTCGATCTCGCCTGGGTCCGCTACCGGCGCCGGGCGGGCCATCACCGTTTAAACGCGGCAGGGTAGACTTTCGCCTGTTCTTCGCCATGCTCACCGAGGAGCAAGCCCGGCGCCTCTCCGAGCTCCGGACCAGCGACCCGAACGCCAAGCAGTGGATCGACCGGCTCCTCGAGGAGCGGCGCCAGCTGCTCGCGATCGTGCAACGCCTGGCCCGGCACCTCCACCACCTCCGCCGGCGGACGAGCGCGGCCGCGCGCTACCTCGAGGCGCTCACCGCAAAGGCCGAGGCCGTCGCTCGCGAGCCGTGGCCCGGGCAACTCCCTTGCCCCGAGTGCGGCGCGCCGGCGATCGGCTCGAGCATCGACTATCGGCCGGGTCGCGGGCACCTGCGGCTCGTGCGCCATCCTGACGGCAGGACCTGCGAAGCACAAGACGTAGGCGCGGCGTCGCCGGCTGCAGAGCAGAACCGGACGAAGGCTCGCTAGCCTGCCCGTCACGGGCCCCCGGCTTCAGCGAGCGCGATCTCGACCTGAACGGAGTACTCCCGCGGCCGCCCGCGGGTCTGCTCGTACCGCCAAGTCAGCCGGGGGTCTGCGTCGTTGAGCTCGAGCGCGTCGGCGATGCCGTCCCGGATCGCCTTGAAGGCCGACGCCAAGTTGTCGGAGTCCAGCTCCCGCGGAGCGCTGCGGGTCAGGGTCACAGTCGCGCGCGACCAGACCTCGTGCCACCGATCGGGGAGGTTCGTGCGGCAAACCATCGACGCGAGCATGCGCTCACGCTTCACGCGGTCAGCTCGCTGCCGCCAGTGGCTCTCGTGCAGGTTGGCGGCGCTCTCAAGGCGAATCGGCAGGGACCACCGGATCGCGATCACGCGGCGCTCCCCCGCGGCTCCTGACCGAGCTGGTCGCGCTCGAACGCGTCGCACGATGCCAGCGTGACGGCGAGCCACTCCGCTGAGGCGAATCGCAGGCTTTCCAGGAACTGACCCCCGGGCGTCGTGCTGACGGCTCGTAGAACCTCGAGCGCCTCATCGGGCTCCGGTTCCCGGCCGTCGCGCGCGGCAATGCGGCGCGCCAGGTCCTCGCAGCGGCGGACTATCTCGGCCTGGAGCTCGTCGTCGGGGTCGTGGTCGATCGCGATGAGCTGCCGTGGTGGGCCCAGAACGCTCAGCGCCCGAGCGCGAGCCTCCGCTGGCGTCGCCGGTGTCGGGGGTGGTTCACCCTGGGGCGGCGCGGCGAGCGGCGGCGTGACGCCGGCAGACGGCCCAGTAGCAGGCTTACGCTCGCCGCTCGCAGGATCCCCGGTAGGGGATCCGTCTCTCGCACAACGCACAACGCCTCTCGCCCGAGGGGTGTGGGTAATAGGGGGTGTGGGGGAAAGAGGGCGAGGGGAGTCGGGCTGAGTAACGGTCGAGAAGCCATCTTGTAACGGCTCGTGTAACGGTGAATGAAACGGCTCGGAAACGCCCGCGTCACGCTTCGCGCGCACCCGACGCACGCGCTCTGAAACGGTGAAGTCACCCTCTTGCCACTCGTCCCATCCGGCGAGGTAGTAGGTCCCGTCCTCGAGCTGCACGACGTCGGGCTCCTTCCCTGGCCTCCGCGGCGTCAGGAACGCCTGGGCGCGCTTTCGGCTACCGAGCACTCGCTCGATCAACGACACGTCCTCGAAGCGCCCACGGCGCGGCTGGCGCGCTGCAGCGCAGATCAGAAACAGCATCCCTTCCGCGTCCGCGTGCTGGTCGAGGTTGGGGTCGATGCGCAGGTACGCCTTCGGCAGGTGCCCGCGCGCCATCAGACTCCTGTGGGCCCAGCGTCACCACTCCGCCGCAGGCGCGGGACGTCGCCGCGATCGTGGCGGCGCCGGCAGTCGGCGCACTCGGGCTGCCGGAAGTGCGGCGGGATGACGCCGTCGCCCTTCCAGCAGCAGCCCCTGCCACGAGTCCACTCGCCGCAGAGCGATCGGCCTCGGACGAAGTAGTGCCGGCGGCGCGCCCACGCCGCTTGCATCCAGCCGTGGCTGCCGGTCGTGGGCCTCGACACGGGTCAGGCCTTCTTCCGCTTCGCGGCCTTGTCGTCGTCCTTCGGCTTCGGCGCGCACACGCTGCACAGGCCGAGCTTCGTCTTCGGGTCGGGCGACTCGACCCACGAGCAGCCGTGTCCGTTATCGCTGCAGGCGTGGGCCTCGGTACAGCCGCACTTCTTGCAGCTGGGGGGCATCGGCGCGTGCGCGTCGACGATCTTGACGACGTCGAACCCCAGCATCTTGGCGACCTTGGGGAATTCGCGCGGCCCCGACCACTCCTTGAGGTCCCGCACGAACAGGAGGAACGCCGCGTAGCGCACGAGGTCTTCGGCCGTCGTTCCCCGGCTGAAGCCACTGACTTCGACCGCGCGCATATGGCCCAGGCACTCAGCGACGACGGCGTCGGCGAGCACACCCTTCGCCCGCGCGGGCGCCTTCTTCACGGCGGCCGCCAGGGCCTTGACGATCGCCGGCGCGGCCTTCTTCCAGCGGTCGTGAGCGATCACGAGCCGGTTGCTCTCCTGCTTGTCCTTTCTCCGCTGCAGCTCCCACCGGTCCTGTCCCGTCGACCGTGCCTCCCGCGAAGCAGACGTCGAGCGCTGCTTCGACGCCTTCTGCTCCGCGGACCAGTGGACCTTGCAGCCCTTCTTGTCGACGCACACGCGGAAGGTTTCACCGCGGCCGTAGCCGAGGACGACCATCCCGATCACGGAGCTGTCGCAGGTCTTCGAGCCGCGCGTCCCGTCAGCGCGCTTCCACGACCGGCCCAGGATCGCGCGGGGCCCGTCCTTGAGCTCGTCCGGCGTCATCTCGTCGTAGGTGATCCGGACGACCTTCTCGTTCTCGGCCTCAGCCGCCTTCAGGGTGTCGACGGTGGCCGGGAACAACATGGGGTCGGCGTCCGCAGCCTCGAGCTTCACGTGCTCGTCGATCCAGGCCTGCAGCTCGCGCACGCTGATCGGCTTGCGGGGGTCCTGCTCCGCCTGGCCGCGCGGCGCCTTGTCGTCGCTGCGCCACGGCTTGAACGTGAGCTGCTCGTCGTCGAACAGCGGGCTGTTCCCGTCGACGCCGTCGACAGCGCGTTTCTGATCCTCCGGGCGAAGCCGCGCCAAGAGGATCGCGTGGCCGGCGGTGATCTCGCCGTCGCGGAACAGCTTCTGCGCCTGCGCGGTCAGCTGCAGCAGCTTCACCCGGTCGTACACGTACTTGACCGACCGACCGATGCGCTCGGCGATCCGCTCGACGTCGTACTTCGACTTCTGCATCAGGTGGCGATAGCCCTCGGCCTCCTCGAGCGGGTGCAGGTCGGCGCGCTGCAGGTTGTCGATCAGCAGCAGCTCGAGCGTGTCGTCGTCGCTCAGCTCCCGCACCAGCACCGGGACCTCCGGCAGGCCCACCGTCTTCGCGCAGCGGTAGCGCCGATGGCCGGCGATGATCTCGAAGGCCTTGGCGTGCGGCCGGACGAGCAGCGGCGTCTGGATCCCCTTCTCCCGGATCGAGGCGGCGAGCTCCGCCATCGCGTCGGCCGGGAAGGTCTTGCGGACGTTGAGCGGGTGCTCCTTCAGCTGCTCGATCGGAATCAGGCGGAGCTCCGGGAGCACGGTCCTGGATGCGGCGGGTGCGAGCGCGGTTGCGTTCATCGAGGTCCTCCCTTCGTCTTGGCCAACGTGCCGGGCTTCGGGACCGGCATGAAGGCGATCGGCCTCCGGCCGGGAAGGATTGGCACCTCCTTCCATCCGTCCTTGAGCGCGCCCGCGCGCGCCTCCTGGTAGCGCCCCTCCGCGGCAGCGGAGTCGGCGTGCGTGCTGACGATCCCGAACGTCATCCGCTGGCCGGCGCCCTTCTTGCCGGCGCCGATTTCCCACGTCACTCGGAACGGGTCGCCTCCGAGCTTCGTGACGACCTGCAGAACGCGAAGCCAGAGGACCTCGCCCGCGGCCGTGAACTTCGCGCGAGAGAGCGTCCGCTTGGAAGCGCTCTTCGGCGTCGGCGCCGACGGCGCGGCCGCTGGCGGCGGCGTAGACCTGGGCTGCGGTCCTCGTGGCATCAGCTCCTCCTTCAGGTCCTGGATTCCCGTCCCGCCGGACCTGTCACTGCGGCGTTCCTCCTCGGCGCGGGCGACGGCCCTTCGCTTGTGCCTGTCGACGACCTTCCAGCTCGTGACGAAGTGAGCACGCCACCCAAGGACGCGACTGCCCTCGCAGAACAGCCGGTCGCCGGGGCGTTCGACGAGCTGGACCCCGTGCTCCTCGCACACGCGAACGTGCTTGCCTGGCAGGGCGTCACCGTCGCGGATCGGGTCGGGGTTTGTCGTAGTCACGCCGGCCTCCGATGGAAGCGCGCGGCCGCGGCGGCCGCGGCGCAGGTCACGAAGTGCGCAAGGTACAACTTCGACTTAAGGTGCTCGGGCCAGACCTCGAGCTCGACCGCAGAGAGCACGCGGGCGATCCCCGTGTCGTCGTTCACGTAGACGTTCGGCGGCGCCGGGAACGGAGGCTCGAACTCCTTCCGCGGCGGGTCGAGCGGCATCCGCTTGCCGTGGTTCGTCTCGACCCAGCGGATGCTGCTGCCGCAGCGGCTGCACTTCGAGAGATCCGTCACGCTAGGATCCCCTCGTGGCCGAGGCCTACGACCCGAACGCCCCGATCGCCCCGCAGCCGTGCATGCGCTGCGCCAGAACCTGCACGACCAAGCGCGACGAGAACTCGTGTTGGGTGTGCGAGCAGAACATCTGCATCGACTGCTGGGAGGAATGGGGCGTCTGCGCTGCGTCGCGCTGCGTCGACCTCCAGTACCAGCTCGCCAACGCAAGGACCCAGGCGGAGCGCGCGCGGATCATGCTCAGCCCGGGCCCGATCGGCGCCGGCAAGAAGAACGAGCACTAGGAACTCGCTCACAGCCGCTCAGGGAAGTCGTACTCGACCGACTTCGCGTTGAAGACCTCGCACAGGGTCTGCTCGGCGTCATGGCCGACGACCTCGATCAAGAGCAGCGCGTAGAGGATCGTGTCGGCGCACTCCTTGGCGACCTTGTGGCGGTAGTCGGTCCCCTCGGTCGCCGCGCGGCCGTCCCTGTTCGCGAGACCGAGTTGGTCACGCCGCAGCTTCTTTGCCGCGTTGCAGGCCTCGCCGGCCTCGCCCGCCAGGGCGCCGCCCCACTCGAGCGGGCTCCATGCGTGCAGGTCCCCGTTGTGCCAGCGCTTCGCGCGCTGGGCGTTCAGCTGCTGCAGGTGCTGAATCGAGAGCTCGCTCATAGCCCTGGCTCCCCGTCAGGTTTAGGTCGCGGGGCGAACGCCGCCGCCGCGTCAGCCTCGATGAGCGTCTTCGCCTCCTCGACGTGCGCGATCGCGCGGAGGAGCGCGTCCTTGATCTCGTCGCAGAGGCGCACCTGCACCTCCGGTGTCTTGCAGGCACCGATCGCGGCTGACAGCGGGACCAGGACCTCGAGCTCCTCGCCGGCCGCGCGCAGCTGGCGGGTCGCGGGCGGGACGCCCTCGTGACGCTGGATCGCGGCCGCGACTATCCGGCTGAGATCCTCGGGCGTCACAGCGGCGGCTCCGACGCTGTTGCTTCCTCGATCAGTTGGCGGAGCTCCTCGATCGATGAGTCCATCGCCGCGTTGTAGGCGTCACGGTCCGGCTCGTGCCCGGGGCCCGTGTGCAGCTGAGCCCATGCCTCGCGGGCCTGGTCGAGGACGGGCCCGCGGCGCAGCTCGGCCTTGAAGCTCTTGCCGCAGGTGCAGTACCAAGCGATCTGCAGGAAGCTCACGGCCCCGCTACCCCGTGAACCGGACGTTGCTGGCGAGCCAGTGCACGACGATCGCCCACAGCAACAGCAGGTTGAAGATCCAGACCACTGCCGCAACGCGGAGCCAGGGCCGGACGTGCCGTCGCCAGGCGTCCCACTGCCCCGTCGGCACGAAGCGCGGCTCGACGTGAATCGGGCCGAGGTCGAGACCGCCGAAGACACGCATCATTGCTTTGCTTCCTCCTCCGCCTGGCGCTTGAGCCATGGATCGGAGACGCGCTTCGTGTCATCAGCTGCGCGGAAGGCGCGGCGCAGCCAGAGCGCGGCGAGTGCGAGCACCAGGAGCACGCCGGTGACGACGAGGCCGAGCTCCCAGGGAGTGGGCATCAGACGCCTCCCAGGGCGGCGAGCGCCCAGGACAGCAGCGTGGCGATCGCGCCGCTCGCGTACGGGTGCGCGGCGATCAGCTGCGGGAACGACGGATGAGGGGGACGGCGGGGCCGGTCCACGGAACGTGTGGGGGCCGGAGCCCCAGCGGCCGGCCCGGGGAGCGGAAGGTGAACCCCTCGGACGCCGTCGCCCCCCTCATGCTTCGCCCGTTTAAACGCGAGGATCCTCGGACGCGTGATAGCGTGGATCGCCGCGTTCCGCGCGCGCGCCCGCTCCCGGAGCTCCGGCGGGATCGCGAGCCACGGGCGGGCGTTGTCGACGACCAGGCGCACGCTCACCGCGAGCCCCTGCTCTTGAGCGCGTCGAGGACCTCGAACGCTCCGATGAACCCCAGCCCGAAAAGGAAGCCCGCGAGGACGACGCCAACGGCGAACGTGGCCAGGTCGAGCAGCTCCGCCGAGCTCATGGGACCTCCTGGGCTGCTGCTCCCGGCGCCGCCGCGCGCTCCGCTCGCAGCGACTGCAAGGCGCCAGGGCGGAAGATGTCGCGCCGGTCGAAGACTCGCTCGCGGTGGCCGCCCACGCGCGTCTGCCACTCGACGCGGACGCGCTTCGGTCCGAGGCTCACGATGATCGCCTCGTAGGGCCAGCCACCGGCGGCCAGGATCTGCACCGGCGCGCCGACCTTGAGCAGCTCGTCGGGCAGGTAGTAGCGCTCGCGGAGCAGCTCCGGCTCGCGGCCACGTGCCGGGCGCCTCACGCGAGGAACTCCGCCTTGCCGTCCGGCCCGAGCTCGATGAAGCCTGCGGTCTTCGGCCCGCACGTCTCGCAGATGCCGGCGATGGTTTCAGCGCCGGGCTCGCCTTGGTGCATCACCTTCTTGCACCAGGCACACACGATCGTCAGCTGCTCGATGTCGCGAGGAGCCGGCGCGACGTTCTCGACGCCCGCCGCATCGTCCGCAGACACACGCTCGTCGCTCACCGGCTACACCCTCCCCGTTCGGTTGTGCGGCTTGCCCGACTGGACTTGACTGTCGACGGCTACGCTTCCGGCTTCCCCTCCACCGCCCTGAGCCGGCCGCGACGCGCGCAGCGGGCCCGGTAGCGCGCGAGCTCCGCGCGCGAGACCTTCCACAACTTGCCGCGCTTCTCAGCGCGGATGTCACCCCGCTGGCACTTCACCCGGACAGTGGTCACGGGCTCGCGCAGCTCCGCCGCGGCCTCTGCCAGGCTGAGGATCTCGTCGGCCGGCGCGGGTTCCGCGGCGGCGGCGCGCTCGTCCTCGAGCATCGCCTTCAGGCAGCCCAGGACGTCGCCGATCGCGAGGATCAGCTTCTCGCGCCGCTCCCCAGACACCGGCCGCGCTGCCTCGACCGAAGTCGATCTCACCGGCCGGTCCTCCCCTGGCAGCCGGCCGCGCGAGACTCCGCGTTCAAGGGCGCCGCGCCCGGGGGATCAAGCCCCAGGCGCGACTTGCGCCCATAGGAGGCACCATCTCCCATGAGCACCCAAACCCCGACGCACGTTCTCAGCCCTGGTCCAGGGCCGTTCGTGCGCGCCTTGATCATCTGCGGCGAGGCGGAGCCGCGATCCGATGGCGCATTCGACATTCGCGCCGCGATCACCGAGCTGCTGCTGCCATCGGACTCGACGACCATCCGGATTGATCTCACGGCCTTCGTCGCCATCGAGCGCAACGGGGACCGCGCAGAACACACGTTGCGCTTCTGCTTCGCGGACCCGAACGGGAAGATCCTGACGAGTTCGGAGATCATGCCGATGCCCGGGGCCGGAGTGGATTCACTGATCTTCACGAGCCCGCTCCCCCTGCGCTTGGGCCTGTGGAAGCCCGGGCGTCACCAGCTCGTGTTGGAGATCGACGGCCGACTGGCTGCCTTCGCGCCACTGGACCTCAACCCGGTGAACGCGGCCAGCCTCGGGTTGCCGCCCCGCCAGCTCGACTAGGACGCCGTCTTTCTCGGCGACGAAGCCAGCGTGCGCGGCCGAGAAGATGACCCTCACGCCTTCTCTCCACGCCGCCGGCGGTCTTTCTCCGGCGCCGGCTTCTCCGGCTGCTCCCCGCGGCGCAGGCCCGCGAGCTTCTGCTCGATCCACGACACCAGGCAGTCGTCGAGGCACATTTCCAGGATCTGCTGCTCCGTCACGTCGCGGCGCAGCAGCGCCTGCATGTCGTACTTCGCCTGCGTCAGTCGGTCGAGGTGATCGGGCGGGATCCGCGGCGCCTTCCGCGTCGCCGTCGGGAACGTCGCTGCGGCCGCCGTGCTGCCCACGGGCCCGATACTCGCCGCGCCGCCGCGGCTCGTAAAGTGGGCACCTTCATTTTTCGAGATGGACTTTCGTTGACCTGTGAAGCTTGTGTCTCTTGACGCAACAGGCATTGTTGACACTGTTGAATCAAGCTTCCGGTACGGGGCTGGATCCAGGTTCAGGAGGCGGAGTCGCTGCCACAAACCCTGTGGACTAAGACCCAATTCAGTCGCGCTTGCCTTGACGTTGCCCCGCCACTTCACGAGCGCGCTGACGACTTGCTGGACCGACACCTTCTCGCGGGCGGGCACGTTAGCGCAATACTACACGCGCTATAGAAAGCCAGTCAACAGATACTTCTTGCGCTACGCAAGCGCTCGTGTATAGACTCGGCGCGTAGATGGCGAAGCCGCGACGGTCCAAAGAGGCGCCACCGCCAGCCAAGGTGACGTCGCTGCGCCTCGACCCAGACCTGCACGAGCGAGCGCGGATTCTGGCGATCAAGACGAAGTCGACCCTGCAGGCGATCGTCAACGAAGCCCTCGACGAGTACCTAAAGAGGCGCGGCGCCTAGCCCCGGCACTGCCTGTGGTAGCGTCCCTGGCAACGCGTCCAGGGAGGAGCCGGTGCTGACACTTCTGACCCTCGCAGTCCCACTGCTGCAAGTGCGGACGCCGCCAGCCACCGAGGCGATTGACCTGCAGAAGTTCCAGGCTCTCTACCGCGCGGGCAAGGCGATCGAGGGATCGCTGGCGGTTGGCGGGACGTTCTCTCGCTTCACCGAACTGCTGCAAGCCTTGGCCACTGAAGTCTCGATCGCCAAGGACATAGCGTCGACGAGGCGGGAGAAGCAGCTCCTCGACGTCTACACGCTGGCGCTCAGCACGCTTGGGCACGGCGCGACCGTCTGGCGCGCCAAGGTCGACCGTGCGGACCGCGAGGCCGCAGAGGCTGGGAGGGAGCTGGCGATCTACTACGGTCACTTCTCCTTCGACCATCCAGACGACGTGCAGCGGACGATCTGGTCGTTCGCCCTGGAGCAACTCGACGTCGGCTCCAAGGTGTACCGCTCCGATTTCGCCGCTGCCGAGGCGCTCGCGGATCAGACCGCGCAACGCCTGAGCGCGGTCCGCGGCAGACGCTTGCGATTGGATGAGCTCGTCGGGTCCTTGAGATCTGACAATCAGCGCGAGCGCATTTTCGCGGCCGAGCAGCTCGGCAAGCTGGGCAGTGAAGCCGCTGCTGCATTGCCGGCACTCGAGGAGGCGGCCGCCCACTTCCGCGTGGGCTGGAACTCCGACGCTCGCGACGCGGCCAAGGAGGCGATCACGCGCATAAAAGCCGCCGGCGCGAAGTAGGCC